CGAACGTAGAAGTTATATGATTTGCATCAGGTATAACAAGAATAGAGGCCAGCCGGGTAGAGGAACTGAAGAGCATGTCTGGCGTGTATTTGATGGGCCGAAAGAGTATTTAGTAAAGAATGTGAATATCAATGTGCCTTCATGGGGCGCAAAGACGGGTGAAGATTGGAGCATTTGTTGTGAGGGTAGTGTCGTGATTGACCGCGAAACCTCAACGATTACGATAGGAGAGCGAGCATGTTCGCAGAAGTAAACAATCAGACTGTCGTGACTTACCCTTACGACTACGATACTTTGGTTAAGAAAAACCCAAGTACCAGATTCCCCCAAGAAGACCTGCTGTCTATGTATCAAGGCACAGAGGACAACTTAGCTGGGAATGAGCTAGTCCGTGTAGTCATGGCAGACGAGCCTTCTTACGACAGAAAGACTCAAGCAGCCGTGCTGAATAGCCAGCCTAGTCTAGTGAACGGCGTTTGGACTTTGGGTTGGTCGATTCAGTCTTTGAGCGCTGAAGAGCAGGCTGAAAAACAGGCGCGGCAGGCATCGATTGTCCGGCATGACAGAAACAGCCGTTTGTCAGAATCAGACTGGTCGCAGGGTAAAGACATATCCGATAGCGTCAGCACTGCATGGGCTACCTACAGACAGGCTTTACGCGACATTCCTACTCAAGCTGGCTTCCCTTGGGAAGTTACTTGGCCTGCTAAACCGGAGTAAATTATGGCTACTTTATCCAGCATCATCACGCCAACTAACGTATTGACTAATACCAGTACGAATACGGTTACCAACAAAACCATAGCATTTAATAGTAATACGTTATCTGGTGTCGCCAGTACTGATACATCACAAACACTCACAAACAAAACCATAGCGTTTGGTAGTAACACGTTAACCGATGTTGCCAGCACTGATACAGCACAGACGTTAACTAATAAGACGCTAACAAACCCTACAGTCACTAACTACACAGAGACACGCTTTACGGCGAACTCTAGTACCGCAATCACGCTGAACCTCGCCAACGGCACGATGCAGGACATCACGCTGACTGGCTCTGCGACGATTACGATGCCGACAGCTACTGCTGGTAAGTCGTTCATTCTGCTTCTGCGTTCGGGTGCTGGTAGCTACACAGTAACTTGGACTACCGTTAAGTGGCCCGGAGGTACAGCGCCAACAGTTACTACAACCGCAAGTCGCTTAGACATCTATTCATTCTTCAGTGATGGCACAAACTGGTACGGCGTCACTGTGAACCAGAACTACACACCGTAAGGACAGCTCATGTTTTCAGCAGCGACAAAAACGGATAACGTATCTTCAGCCGCGAATTACATTGAGGATGTATTCTCGACGTATCTCTATACTGGCAATGGTGTTGTGCAGACTATTCCAAACGGAATTGCACTAGGCTCTGCTTACGGTGGAAGCGTTTACTTTGATGGTACGGGGGATAATTTAAGTGTAGCCGATAATACGGCATTTACTCTCCCGGCAAACTTTACTATTGAGTGCTGGATTTACCCAACGGCTGGCGCGGCAAACAGGTTAATTATTAGTAAATGGGGTGGAACAGCAGAATATTATATTTTTACCCAAACAAACAATGTAATAGGGTTTGCTTGGGGGCCATATAGTGCTTCTGGTTTATTTGGTGGCGCATTGCTTTTAAGTGGCAACAATGCGTTTGCGTTAAATACTTGGAGCCATGTAGCTGTTGTTAGAAATTCAAACACATTTACCTTATATGTAAATGGAACTTCCATTGCTACGGCAACCAATAGTGCTGCTGTAACAGACGGCGCTGAACCGCTTACTATTGGTGATTATGGAGGTGGTGGTTTTGGGTTTGCTGGGTATATTTCAAATGCTCGAATTGTCAAAGGTACAGCGGTTTACACAGCGAACTTTACCCCAAGCGCTACGCCACTAACAGCAATCTCAGGAACATCGTTATTAACCTGCCAAACACCAAACACCGTACTAGACTACTCATCTAACGCTTTCACTATTACGGTAACGAACGCTGTTGCTCAAAACGGTGGTGGGCCTTTTACAGACTCTACGGCTAACAAAGGTGGTTTGGTTTGGCTTAAATTAAGGAATGGCGCATCATCAAACATTCTGAATGACACCGTAAACGGTGCGGGAAATTTTTTGTATTCGAACACTACAAATGCATTAATTTCTCAAACTTGGGGGGTTAGCTCGTTTTTAAACAATGGGTTTCAAGTATCTGGAAATGATCCATTCAATAATTCTACGGGCGGGTACAACTACACCTCATGGACATTCCGCGAGCAAGCCAAGTTCTTTGATGTGGTGACGTTTACTGCTAGTGCTGCCGCTGCATACACATTTAATCACAACCTTGGTTCTACTCCGGGTTTTGTAATTATCAAGCCAACATCGGTGGGAGGGGCTTGGTATTGTTATCACACAAGCCTTGGTGTTAACAAATATCTTTTGTTAAATACAACTGATGCTTCAGGTACAAACCCAAGTGGAAATTGGGCGGCTACTAGCACCACATTTACTGTTCCAACTGATTTTTTATCTGGCGGCACACAAACCTACGTAGCCTACCTATTCGCTCACAACGCAGGGGGCTTTGGCCCTGCCGGTACGGACAATGTGATTAGCTGTGGTTCGTTTAATGGCGCGTCAGCGGGTTCTGTAAGTTTAGGTTATGAACCACAATGGATTTTGTTTAAAGATGCTACTAGCACAACGTCATGGGTAATATACGATGTAATGCGAGGATGGTCTGTTACATCAGGCAATTATCTTCTTCCAAATTCGTCTGGCGCTGAAGCTAACACTACTTCGTTTTATCCTGTTCCAAATGCAACGGGGTTTTCTTATCCTTCTGGGATGACTTCGGGGAATACTATCTACATCGCCATCCGTCGCGGCCCGATGAAAACACCGACGAGTGGCACAACTGTTTACAGTCCAGTGGCGAGAACCGGTACTGGTGCGGCAGCATCTATATCTAGCGTTCCATTCCCGCCAGATTGGGTTATGTTTGGGCCAAGAAGCATTGCTGACAACAAATATGAAATTGATAGGCTGCGTGGAAATAGCGAAGGGTTAATTACAAACTCTAGTAGTCAGGGTATAGGTTTAGGAGCTTCTCTGACGTTGAACATAAATGGAATTTCGTTTGCTGATGGGAATAGTGCATGGAACCAAAGCTCTGCAACTTACGTCAATTGGTTCTTTGGTCGCGCTCCCGGTTTCTTTGATGTGGTGTGCTATACAGGAACTGGAGCAAATAGAACGGTGACGCACAACTTAGGTGTTGTGCCTGAGTTGATGATTGTTAAATGCAGAGATTTAGCAGGTGACTGGACAGTGTGGCAGTCATCATTTTCTATACTTAATCGTCTGAGGCTAAACACAACTCAAGCTGTTGATGTTAACAACACTCAGCATTTTGGTGGAACTTTGCCAACATCTTCTGTATTTTATGTGGGCAGCACAAATTCTGATTCTGGCGCACTCTATGTCGCCTACCTATTTGCTTCTTGCCCCGGCGTATCCAAGGTAGGTAGCTATACAGGCACAGGTGCGTTGCAAACGATTAACTGTGGCTTTGCTGCTGGCGCAAGATATGTTTTGATTAAGCGAACCGATTCAACTGGCGCTTGGTATGTTTACGATAGCGCACGAGGCATTTCTAGCGGCAACGATCCTTATTTATTATTGAACAGTAACGTCGCAGAGGTCGCTAACACCAACTACGTGGACACTGCAAGCACAGGGTTCCAAGTAACGGCAGCAGCGCCTGCTGATTTAAATGCTAACGGTGGTACTTATATTTTCTTGGCAATAGCCTGAGGTAATCATGGAAATCAGAATACGAGAGACTGGCGCGGTAGTTACAAGTAGCGAGTTCCGCGCAATGCATCCAAACACCGGCTTTCCTCAAGTATTGGTCGAGGAAATTTTAGATGCGTTTGGTGCTGATCCTGTTTTTAACGGGCCACAAGCACAGCCTACTCGCTACCAAGTTGCTTACCGTGATGGCGTAGAGCAGGTTAATGGCAAGTGGTACACCAAGTTCGCCGTAGCCGACATGGGCGATGACGCCAAAGCCGCTTTAGATGAGCAGCAAGCAACATCAATAAGAAACGAAAGAAATAAAAAACTTTCGGAATCAGACTGGTCGCAGGTAGAAGATTCGCCTGTGGATAAGGCTGCATGGGCTACCTACCGTCAAGCGCTGCGTGATCTGCCATCACAATCCGGCTTCCCTTGGGATGTTACTTGGCCTACCCAGCCGGAGTAAAAAATTGACCCGCTCACCCTTCTAGCAGCAGCAAATGCAGCGGTCGCAGCAGTCCGTAAGGGCTGCGAGTTGTACAAGGAAATTAAGAGCGTTGCCGGGGAAGCAAAAGATGTCATTGATGATCTGAAGCAGCAGTACGACAAGATCGTCGATCCGACCCCAGCGCAGAAGCAGCAGTACCACGCAGAAGTGCAGCGTGTGCAGGAGGTAGCGAAAGCCGACCCGAACGACGTTTTTACCGACATCGGCAATCAGCTAGGTGCGTTGATGGACTCGTATGACGCTATCAGCAAGTTGTTCCTAAAGGAGCAGCTGGACGCAAAGCAGGTCTACAAGGGTGAAGAGAGTATAGGTAGGCGGGCGTTGAAACGAATACTGATTACAGCAAGGTTAGATGCCATGTTGGTAGAGATACGAGAGACGATGACGTACCGAGCGCCGCCGGAGTTAGGTGCCTTGTGGAGTAAATTTGAAGAGATGTGGCAGCGTATCGTTGCCGAGCAGGAAGAAGCCCACGCAGAGGAACTGAGGTTAGCTCAGATAGCAAGATGGCGACGCAAAAGAAGAATAGCGGATCTCAGGGCAAAAGTGGCATGGATTTCAGCAGTCGTTT